TATGTATGTGTGCGAAGTTTTCCAGTTGCAATAAAATCTGCTTGAAGTTCTGTTTTAGCATCACTTAAAACCCATAGGTCATCAGACCTTTTGGCATCAACAAGACGTGCTAACGCTGGAGCATAACCCTTGTCAGCAAGAATAAAGTCGCGGACCAATTCTGGACTTTCAGTATCTTTTATTAAATTTATTATACGAGGATTGTTTGTATGTTTTTTTAATAAAACTGCTATTTCATTTACATCTTTAGAGGCAGCAGCCTGTCTTACTTGGCTACCAATAACAGTTGGTTTTCCATCAATTAAATCTTCATTTATTCTTGCTTCAAAGTCTGTAATACTTTTTAGAGTGGTAGATAATCCTGCTTTACCACCTACTGCTACAGCACCTTTTACGGCTCCTGCAGTTGCAGCAAATATTGCAGCATTACCAATAAGAGCATCTGTTATGCCAGACATATATCTGCCAGTTACATTGTCAACAAAATTCTTTTGAACATCTTTATCATTCCAAAGATTAACTCTATCAATGTCAACTCCGCCATCTTCAAGAATAGCATCTGATATTCCAGTAAGATGCCAAGGGTTAAGATATGACTTTGTAAGTGCTACGCCGAGTGAAACATCTTTTGTTCTATCATAGGCAGCCTGTAAATCTGAAAATTGAAAACCTTCACCATAAGTGCCAGCATCATACAAAGGACTATCTGGGTCAGTAACTAATGCTGCTGCAGCAATTGGGCGCTTTACATAAGGACTAAATACTTTTTTCTCAGCGGCTTCGCCAATAACTAAAAGTGGGTCATATTGTTTTGCTTTTTTAGCAGCAGTATTAGTTGTAATATCTGTCATTGCTGCTTGAGCCTGAGATGTTAGTTGAGCACCACTTGAGGCTATAATAGGCTGAATTGCTTGACCTGTTGCAAAACTGGCTAAAGCCTGAGTTCTTCCAGCATTCGGGCTAAGGATGTTAACTCCAGCAGCAGATAAACCCTCGCCAATACCAGAAACTGATTTGCCAACAAATTTTCCTACAGGAGTTTTAGCAACGGCAGAAATTCCCTCTTTGTATGCCATACCAGGAATTAATGCACGCCCAACTTCTTTGGCTATGCCACCAAGTTCGTCTGTGAAGTCTTTCCAAAATGACACTACTTCACCACGCTTCCTGGATTAAAATTAGATTCAGAACCACCCTGTGGGTCAATTCCAGTTAATGACTTAATAAAGGTATCTCTATCTTGGGCTGATTCCCATTTAACAGTTGACAAGCAAAAAGCAATGCCAAAGTTATCCGCACCTAGAGAGTTTCCAAATTTATCTAAATGGTCAAAGAATGTATTCTCTTGCCATTGCATTAAAGCATCCCTTTTAGTTTATTCACAAGTCTTTTATATGAATCAGGTGCGCCATCTACACGAGCAGCATTGATTAAGTCAGGTAAATATTTTGCAATTAAATCAGCATTTTCCATTGGACGAAAATCTGGATTAATATTATTAGGCAAAGCCTCTGAACCACGTCCTGGACCAAAGTCAACACCATCTGTTATAGGTAGACCTGATGGTTCAAGTTCATCCAATGATGGCATACCCATAAGTCTTGATGGAGTTCCAGTTGGTTGTCCCTGTGGTGCTGCTTGAATGTCTGGCATTGAAGGAGGCGTTACTTGTCCTTGCATATATGCTCCCCCTTTTTGGTCATTAATCTCTTTGTTTTTTGAATATCCAAAACCTGTGTAGTTTCTTCCACTTTGTCCATCGCCACCAGTGGCAGAAATATTCATAGGATTATTCTGTGATGCTTTCTCGCGGAAACCGCCGCTACCTTTACCACCCATTTGAACTCCTATTTAGAATATTGCGTTTCCATCTGGAATGGACCCGCTGAATAAATACTTAATTTAGTTGCAATCTCTACTGCTTGAAGTGGTTCGGCTCCCGCATACAATGCGCCTAGCGCAATTGGTGCTCCAGAACCTACTCCGTAAAATCCATCCCCACTTCGCATTACTGACAAATCTTCATCAACATCAAATAGTTGACCATTGACAGCAATTAAAAATTGAAATCTTGGACCTGAGTCTTTATCTTGTGCTTCATCAAAGTTATAACCATTGTCTTTAAGACAAGAGCGAAGAGAAGGCATAGCCTTCGTAATCATAAAATGGTAAATATCTTTTTTATCTTTTGGAGTTAATGTTGGCGGATTCCATAAATGCTGGGCTATGTCGCAAGGTGCAACTTCACCACTACCACCAATTATAAATACTCCGCGCTTATTAAGTTTTGTCATATTTGGGTGGGACCATTGTCGCCCACTGTCATCACTTACTAGGCTATCTGCTACTAATACACAACTGTCTTCGTATTGCACGCCAATAATTGTAGTCATTGTCCCCTACTTTCTTATTGACGATTAATAGTTCTTACGCTTGCATTAGCGCCACCTGCGCTAGTTAGACTTGATAAAATACTTTGGATGTCTGGACGACCTTGTGGAGCCATTTCTTGTGGTGCAGGACCTGCGCCCTCTGGAGAAGGAGCGCCTCCTACTGGACCAGTGCTGGGAGCAGGGGACGGTTGCTCTACCATAGGTGCAGCAGTTCCAGCAGGAGGAACTTGTTGCTTCGGTGCAAAGGCTGCGCCTATAGCATCTTCCAATGCTTGTCCCTTTTGGCGAGCCTTGATTACTTCAGCAATCTTTAGAACGATGTCGGAAACATCTTGACCTTGTGCAGCCATTGTAGGAATGGCTTGAGTCAATGCACTTACAGAGTTAAGAAGCGAGTCACGCATCTTTTCTGTTTCAATCTTCTCAAGTTCTTGGGTTACGTTAACTGTAAATGGAAGTTCACGCATTGCCATATCCTTGGAGATTAAACCGCCACCAAGTGCTTGAAGCATAAAGATAAGACCCTGGGCTGGATTTAGACCAGCAAGCATTCCATAACGGACATCTGCTGAGTAATCACCCTTGATGTCTTTAGCAGGTAGATAAGTTACCTCGTAAGGAGAACCAGAGTCAACGCCGCGAATAGTTTTTTCTGCTGGGAATAGTTTTTCATCTACCTCAAAGCAAATGTTAATTACATCGCGTAGTGCTGATGCAAAGATTGCTTGAGCAGATTTAACTTGGGTATCAAATGCACCCATAAGAGCCTGAACGCCTTGTCCTGTGACGATAGAGGCATTGACGTTACCTGTGCGAGATTCAGGATAACGAGCACCAACACGTAGTTCTTGATTAAGTAGTGTCGATTCATTAAGTGCTGCTGGAGAAATTGATAGTTCTACACGGCGAACACCTGCTGGGTTGTTTGTGCGGATAACCGCATCTCCACCTAGTTCAAATTCTTGAACATCTTGAGGAAGGACGATAGGTGCTTGGACAGACTTCTCTGCTGCTTCCATTGCAAGTAACGCGAAGCGATTGCGAAGAAGTTGAATGCCAAGAACATCGTCAAATTGTCCACGTAGTTCATCATCAATAGATGGCTTACGGGCAACTACAACCATCATTTTACCAAGAGGATTCTTGGCACGTGATAACAACAGATTGTCCCTTGTTGGCACGTAAATGATTGATTGGTCTTTGTCGTAGTAGCGGATTATTTCAAGTTCAGAATTAATGCTTGTGGAATATTTATTCCCATCAAGTAACTGAGTTTCGTATTCTGGAAATTGAGCAACCAGTTCTGCTACGGACATTTTGTAAGACTTAACAAATGCAACGCAACGACCATAGCGGTCAAATTCAGGGTAAGCCCCTATAGGATTTTCTATGCGTATACGTGGCAACTTGCTATCTTCATCCAATTCAATTATGAATGGGATAAAACCATATGTTACATACCAGTCAGCGCCTTGATACATATTGACTGCAAGGTCTGAGTGCTGGAAGTAGTTAGATGCAATACGGGTGCGCTTGTCAGCAAAACTGCGAGCACGGTCATTAACTGAGTTAGCCGCTGAGCAGTTGATTGCTGGAAGCGGAGCCATCACTTCTGATAGGTCGCGTGCGACAATATCAATAAAGTTGGCTACTACGTTTGTATCAACACCATCTGGGAAAAAGTTTGGGTAGACTTCTGAGATTTTACCTTGACGAACGGCTAGGACATCTTGGTTGCGCTGGTCGCGCTCGGCATTGCGCCCCTTGAGAGATTGAACTCTCATCACTACCTGTTGCATATCTAATGCCATTGCAGTCCTAACTGTATTGTTGCGCCCATTGTTCGGCGTAAGCGTCATCTAAGTTTACCGTCATACGTTGGTTCATCTGCGCTCTTGTCGCCCAACGGTTTGAAGCGTATCCATTAATCTTTGTTCTCTGTTGCATAAGTTCTCGGCAACGAATAACTGCAAACCATAGAGCCATAACGCAGTCTGTAGGGTTTTTAGTATCAGGTTTCCAAGTAATTAATTCTTGCACTAGCGTCTTAAGACCTTCAGAGCCTTCGTTGCTAGGTAGTTCAATTAAGTTGTTATCTTGGAAGCGACCATCTCTGGTATTCCCAAACAGTGCAGCCATAGATGCCACACCAAAACCAACATCCCACTTGTTCTTACCAGTGAAGTGTGAGTTCAATTGGCAACCGTGAGAGGCTAGGTAATTTCTTAACTCATCATCCAGGGCGTAAGCCTTCTGGTGTGCGTTAATTTCAATTCTTAGTTCTTGTGGCTTGTAGCGCTCTACCCAGTCTTCAATCAAACTTTGAATTTTGGCTGGAGTTGGGTCTGTCATATTGACACAATCTAAAACATATATCTTGCCATCAGACTTGTTGTAACTTACTACTACTGCTCCCGTTGCCCCCGCCATAGCAGGGTCAAGTCCGATAACAGTGTAGAGTTGGTCTGTGTTCTTTGGATGTCCTGGCGTTCCTGATTTGAGTGGTCCGCGCTTTCGCATTCCATTGACGCTACCCGCAACGCAGGTTGGACTGAAGATGGAATCGGATTGAACATCTTCTTGTTGGTAGACCATAGCCCAGACTGACGGAGCAACCTCAGACCTTCGAGTAAAGAGCGCGGGTCCGTCCCACTTGGGATATAGCCCTTGCTCGTCAACTTCATCTATGTCGCCCTCTGGTCGGTCAGTCTTAGCCCAAAGAGTTTTCCAGTTTGCTGGCTTCTCATCAAATTCTAAAACTGCTGGTTGTGCAAAGTAAGTAAATGGAGATTTGCCCCCAGTCCATTGGGAACCATCTCTAATCATTTTATAAAGGTCAATAGGTGCGACACGGGTTCCTACTACTAGCAGTTTTCCGTGCCGACCCAATCGCGTGATAACTTCCTTCTGAAGCCATTCAATTTGCTTCTCCCACTCGTGGGCATTTGAGTTCATCACAACGTCATCTAGGATAATCAAGTCAGCGCGAGCACCGTAGATTTGGGAACCAAATCCTAGGGCTTGGACCGTAGGGTCTTTTTCGCCTGAGTCTCGTCCTGTTCCTAGATAAATCATATCCGCTGACCATTGAGTTGAGTCAGATTTGTAACCGCCATTAGGACCAAACGCAGTTTGGAGTTTGATATAGGCGGGGTGGCTAAGTCGAGTTTTAATCGCACCTAAGAATTTTCTAGCCATACCCTGAGTCTTAGAGACGATAATTACTCTAGCGTTAGGGTTGGTAACAATTTTATAAACCACATAGTTGGTGGTGATGACCGTAGACTTAGCGTGTTCTGGAGGCACATT